GGAGTTAGATGGAGCTTTCACCGCAAAAGAGAACACCAGAGCCTCTGGGTTGTATGGGTCTTCATCATACGGAATCCCTGCTTCTATTAAAGCGGTGTTCAGAGGGTCTTTTTTATCCTGTCTAACTCTGCGGATGTAATGTTTCCCAAAGGATGGGTGAAGCCCACTTCCCGCAACTCCAGTTAGTTGAGACACAGTACCAGACGGTTTAATACAGGTCACCGCTACGGACTGTGGTATCTTGAGTTTCTTAGCCCACTGTAGATTAGTGGAAACAGCATGATCCTTCCACGCGGTTAGTTGTTCAGGAGATGCGTTTAGAACCACAGGACAGTCATACACCCCTGTAAAACTTACCCCCAATAATCTTTCTTCTTCCACGTTCTTTCTCCAAATGGGTCGAACGTATCTGAAGTTCGTTAATGTGGATTGGAAGGTTCCCAGAATAGTGGCGTTAGCTATCTTACGAGACACATCATCTATTGTATCCGTAGGACGCAGTACGCACTCAGAAAGGTTGCAAGTTTCTGACGATAAAAGATTTATCTCAGAACATGGATTCGTTCCGAATTCTTGGGTGTTGTCTCTTCTTTGGGGAGCCATGTCTTGGACGGCTTTCCGGTTAAAGATTCCTCTTTCCCCACTCTTGGATTCGTACAGGGAAATCCATTCCCGCATGAAGATACCGATGTCAGGCTTCTCTGTGTAGCAGACAGAGTTATTAGCCAAAGCCCTCTGACCATTCTCTACCCACCACTGCCCCATCTTAGCCCGTTGCATACGCTCGTCAGTGAGGTTACTCAGGCTCAATTCAGCAGCCCTGCGTACACCCCCCACCACTACTGACTCTCCATTAAAGCAGAGCAGATCGTGGCATTCCAAACTGTTTAACTTCCGTCCAGAAGCATTTCGGAATATTCTAATATAGTTATTGAATAATCTTTCCAATGGGTCTGGCCCACTGGCCCGTCCACCAAAGGTCTTGAGCCTAGCTCCAGCAGGTCGTATCCGGCTATAGTCTGTCTTGGGTATTAGCCCTTGATATAGAAGACTAACTAGCTCCCTTAATGCAGAAGCCCACCCTACCTTGGAATCCCTGACTACAATAGTGGTGTCGGTATCGTGGAACTCGTTTGAGATTTCCGGTAGCTTACTAATGTACTGTCTTTCTACGGAGAAACCCACACCAGTGCCACAGAGTAGGACGTACAGGTTCTCATCGAAAGCTCGAACATGGTCTACTGCCATGTACGAACAATTATAGCTAGCCATTTCATCCCGCTCTAATGCCCTACCTGCCGTCATCAAACTTCTCATCGAGGGCATCACATTCATCTGAACAATCTCTTCCTCTAGGTGGCCGGGGAACTTGGGGAAACGATCCCTCATAAACGAGACATACCTGTTCACCGTTTCTTCCCAAGTCTCCCTGCGCTTATGCTCGTCAAGATAACGAGCGTACCTAGACTTATGAATAAATTCTTGGTACTGGTTCATTCAGTCTCCTGTTCAGCAGCACACTCAGGGCAAATAACTTCAGCAGTTGCAGCAGAAATTCCAAGCTCAACAGCATCCACTATATGCTCTATCAACTCTTTAAGCTCATTGCCTTCCATATTCATAGTACATACAAAGTGATTAACTAGGGTTTCAAGTAAGTAAAGTATCTTAAATCCAAAACCCTCACCGGCAGCATCTAGCATACACCTTTCTGCGGTTTTAACGGCCCAATGGAAACCCTCATGGTGCTCATCATTTTCGCTCTTCCGAAAATCTTCCATTGAAATTACTTCGGCTGACATAGCGTTCTCCTGTAATGAAGCCCCGTTAATCCTTTCACCCACGGGGCCACAGGTGTCACCACAGGAATTAGTCCGTACCCCCGTAGTTGATTATGTCTGCCCCATCGTCATCCCATTTACGGACGGCGTGGACTAGGAGCATCGTTAAATCATCAAAATCCAGAAGAGCATACATATCGTGGCCGTTCTTCTCCCCCATTACTACCACTGGAATCTGATGATCTTTGGAACCACGCTTTGCTTGGGCGTACCAGTCCTTTAGGTACTGTGACATCTTAGCGCGGTACTTACACTCTATTCCAAGATGTGGATGGTCTACATCCAAATCTGTCTTTCTGTCTGATACGCTAACCCGGCTACCACCACAGCGTTTAGCTACCCTGCGCTCAAAGGCTTTCCAATTAGAGTCAGTCATCGTCTATATTATACTCGTCCGGTGGATCAACATCTTCGTCAGCCATGTATTTGAAATCATCAGGGATGATTGTATAGACAGACTGATGGGCTGTCAAGAGGTTCATGGAAGCCATGTCCATCCACAGGTCTATCTCGCACTCTGCCATATCCCAATGCCTAGCTTTGGAGATGGTGAAATTAACATCCGGGTCTTCTGGATTATCCGGGTAGTTACGCTGGATTAGAATTACGTTGTCCACACGGTCTGTTAGCTGACCTGCTCCTCTTACGGAGAATCGGTCTATCTTATCCCTGATTGAGAATGATTTCCTAGCGTGAGCTACCAGAATAATGTGGCACTCCAAGTCCCTAGCGATGTCAGCCAAGCGATTAACCACATCAGTCTGTGCGGTGTAGTCATCATGGCGAATACCGGAAATGGTCATCAGGGAGTCCACCAAGATAAGGTCAGTTCCAAAATGGTGAATGGAGTACCGTATCCCCGCTTCTAGGGTATTCAAGTCCATAGAACCCATCTTGTCAAAGAAGAACAGCTTGTCTTGGCTCCATTTATTGAACTTGAGTCCGAAATCAATTTCAGGCTTGACAACTCCAGAAACCATGCGCCATTGGCGTATTAGCTGAGAGCGTACAGACATCTCTAATGAAACTGAAAGCACTCTGGCTTTCTGAGTCATGGCATAGAGGGCAATTTGACCCAAAGCTAAACTCTTCCCAGATGAATTTATCCCTCCCAAGAGGGTACACTCGCCATTTCGCAGTCTGAACTTACCATCAAGTTGCGACCACGGCAGCTTATAGCCTGTCTTGTCTTCCCCAAGAATATAATAATCCAGCACTTCTTGGGTGAAGTCAGACGCAGACCTGATAGACTGCTGATGCTTTATCTGTAAGTACGGAGCCAGAATTTCTGGGGTGAGATTTCTCTCACTTAATAGTTCTTCGCGCTTATCCATCTATACGATCCTTATACTCTAGTTTGTAACCGATGTCAAGCAGTGTCTCAGAACAATTTTCAAGCTGCTCTGCAATAGCCCTTAGAAGATTACCGGCATCCTGTAGCTTTAGATAGTTACCTATGGGTGTATTGAACTCCACACATTCTAGGACTTCCTCTGCCTCATTTTTTGCACAGGCCAAAGCATTTTCAGCGTTTTCTATCATCTTTGAAGACCCAGTAATCTGAGTCTTCCAATAACAAGAGTCTCCCATGTTTGTCTCTCCTACCTGATACGGGGTTCCAGAAACCACCTAAGTGGGGTTTTTCCTTTCGCACATAGATGTGTTTCCAATTCACAGTGGCATAACCACGGCCATGAGAGTACACCTCTGGAGAGGGGTTGTCAACCTGTGGGTCAAATTTATTTATGGTGTAATCCAGCACTTCCTTTAAGGGAACTTTCCGCTCATCCCGAACTTCGTTCTTATCGTTCATCCCCTGCACGTTTAAGTAGACAGCGAACGCTCGCACAATAGCTGCCTGTTTCTTCTTTTCCGGTACAGCAAGACTCCTCATCCTGCCTATATTGGCAGTGATCCGGTTCTGTATTCGATCCTTGTCGAACCAGCCTGTCTTCTTTCTGGTCACAATGGCCTCTTTCTCCGTATTCTGTATGGTACGGAGCAATTTGTTCATTGTTTGTTCTGCTCTACGCATATAAGTACCTCCTTACATATTATACAGCGATAGTAGACACAGGGTTAAATTTGGTGTATATTTCTCTTGGATTGGCTGTCAGGAGCCTTTGGCTAGGGCAAGAGGAGTCTTGCCACTGTTCAGCCAGTCTTTCTCCTTCTATATCAATGGTTTAAGTGTTAAACCTTACATATATGAAAGGGAAGAATACCTGAAAAAGCGGAGAGTAGGCCGCAGAATAATTGGGATGCCGGGAACCCGAAACCTACAGGCCCCCGGTACTGTAGACACCGCTACGACAGGGGGCGGTTGTAAAACATGGGCTAAGTGATATTTGTAAAATCCATCCTAGCGGATGCCATGACAATCTGTTCACAGTACCAAGATGTACTTAGGATGACAGGCTACATATATATATCACTATGCCCTGTCAAAAAGACAACTATGCTTAAAAAAGGAGTAAATTATGGTGTATTCAAGGAATATCAGAGCAAATTTCAGAGCAATGGATCGTGCGTTTGAACTTTTACAGGTAGCAACACAGACAGTTACGCCCTTCCGGGCTGTGGAGAGTGTTTTTGATGCTCTCACCACACCAATCCCCCCAGAAGAAGGCACGTA